CTACTTGCAATAGTAGCAACACCTGTATCGGCAATAGTTATATCTCCAGATACTACGTTATCAATCCATTTAGATGTTCCTGTATCATAAAATAATAATGCTCCATCTGCCGGACTAGTTATATTTGTATCAGTTAACTCTCCAAGAGTATCTGCTGTTTGTACTTGTGTGTCAACGTAATCTTTTACTGCGGCACTTGTAGGTAATGTTGTATCATTATCATTTGAACCAATACCTTCTGATTCAATAATAATAGACGCAGCCGCAAAGTCTGCTACTTCTAAATTACTAATACTGTTTCCAGTACCATTAGCATCAATAGTTTTATTTGTAAGGGTATCTGTTGTTGCTTTACCAACAAGAGTATCTGTAGAAGTTGGGAGGGTTATTGTTCCTGTATTTGAAATACTAGAAATTATAGGAGTAGTAAGAGTTTTGTTTGTTAAAGTTTGTGAACCTGTAAGAGTTGTAACAGTAGAGTCAATAGCAATATCATTTGCATTAGCATCAATACCTGTACCGCCTATAACATTTAATGTTACATCAGAACTTGTACCGCCACCAGTTAAACCAGTACCTGCAACAACTGACGTAATATCACCTGTTGGTACTGTAGCTACTTGTGTATCAACATAAGCTTTAACTGATTGTTGTGTTGGTATTAACGTTGCACTATCGGAAGACATATTATCTTCATCAACAAATGCTGTAACAGTTATAGAACCATCAGATAAACTACCATATGTTAATGTACCAGATACATCTGCATTAGCATTAATATCAACTGTAGTTGCTGCTATTTGAACTTCGGTATCGGCAACAATATCAAGTTGTCCATCCGTAGATGAATTAATATAAATTGCTGAGTCTCTAAATAAAAGTTTTTCGGAAGTGCTTAATAAAATATCATCAGAGTATTGAAAGTAATCTTCATCTTCCATCCAAGTAATGACACCATCATTTGAAGATGCATTAAATGTAATTGCAATATCTGAATTTGCATTAGTACCAAATGTTAATGAGTTACTAAATAGCGTAGATATAGGACCACCATCACCTGTTGTTGAACCATTGTGAGTGTGTCCTGTTGATACGTTAAATGCTGAAGCTAATTGGTCGTACTCATTATTTAATAACGATGCAAAAATAGTATCGCCATCTGCAAAAGTACTTTGTCTAGTGTATGTCGCCATAAGTTATATTCTTCCTCCCGGTATGAAGTCTACATAAAATCCAGATACTGTATATGAAGATTGTGTTCCCGAACTTCTTATTCTAAAGTTATTTGTAAATCCACTTCCTGTTAATGTTGTTCTTTGTTGAGGGAATTGTGTTCCGCCAAATATCCCCGAACCAAAAACTGCTAATCCAAATTGTGAAACTGATGATAATGCTCCAATACTAATCTCTGAAGGTTGTGGAACATTTGGACTTTCAAAATCATATCGAGGAAGTATTGTTAAATTATTGTTACTTCCTTCAGACCTAATACTTGTTTTTACATAGTATAAAGTTTTTCGTACTCCTGAATCACCATAATCTAAATCTGGTGTTTTGTAAACTGCTGTTATATTACTGCTATCAAAGTTACTACCAGTATCGTGATTGTAAACTCTACCATCTAATTCGGCATGATATAAAACTTCATTACCATTATTATCTGTTCCTGCGTGTACTCTTCTAGCCGGAATACCTTTTGTTTCACTCCACTCGTAAACTGCCGCACCTGTTGAAGATATTTTAAATGTTCCTATTATACCTTTTTGAGCTGCGTTAGATGTTCCAGTCTTATAGTAAAATAATCTATATTGACTTTTTTCTCTTATTACCATACTGGCAAATTCAATATTAGATAAACTTGGAAAAATATTATCTCTAAATAAAGGTAGTATTTTTCTACTAATAGAACTTAATTCAATATCATCGATACGAGCTGTACCTGCAATTGTTCTTAAACCATCGGGTGCAAGAAATACAAGGTCACCACCTATCTCTTGAACTGTATTCCCATGAACACATCCTATATTTTTTGTGACACCAGATACAACTGGAGTACTATCTAATCCAGAAATTTGAAATATACTGTTCTCACAAAAAACAATTAACTTATTACGAAAAGGTTTTATTGTTTGTATTTTATCACCAACATCAATTGTACCTGCTGAAGCTCCAGTAAAATCTTCTGGCTTTAATCTTGTACTATATGATACAACTTGTGGGTTATCTGAGTCTCCTGCAAGAATTAATCGTTCACTAAATATTGTAGCAAACTTTGATTTATCTGGAGCAGACCTTTCTACTTCTTTAAAACTATAAGTATTATTTCCACCGGCTACTGTTATCTTTAACATTGCAGGTTTGTTTACTCCATCTACAATAAATAACTCACCATGTTGAGTATCACCTTCATAGACAGCAAATTTACAATCAGATTGATTTGCTCTAGCTATTGTTGACCCACTAGATAATTGTGAATCATTTGCTCCGTTTAATTTTATTCCTGTATTACTAGCAGAACTTGCAAAGTTACCATCTACTGTTAGTGTATGATTATCTGCAATACTTAAAACGTTAAATATTTCTCCATTAATTTTTATATCATCACCTGCAGATAACTCTGTAGTAAATGATGTAGAACTGCCATGAGCATTAACTGTAGCAGAACCCGAAGAAACATTAACTGTTCCTGTAATAGATTGATATGTATCTTTATTTACTTGTGTCCAACTATTACCATTCGTACTGTAATAAATATTACTACCGGCACACGCTACAACTCCAAGGGCATAATGAAAGATACCTTCAATATCATCTGTTCCACTAGGTTGTGCTGAACCAAATTTTGTAAAACCATTTATTCTACGATATCCACCATGAATAGATGATTCATAGTTTTCTAAAACTGTTGCGACTCCGGGAGTTCGAAATAGTGTATGTGTTGTACCTACTAAATCTAAACCACCTTCGCAAGTAATTGATACACCTTGCTCTGCCATAGTTTATACCATTCGTAATCTATCATCAATCATTGTTGCAGGAAAAGGTTCTATTAATTGTTCACGCATTGTTCGTAAACTTTTTTTATATTCTGCATCTGCTAATTGTGATTGACTTATGTTATCTTTAAATTGATGTACATAGTATCTAGCTCTTGCTAAAAGTACTGTTGTATATTGTTGTGGGAATACTACAGTATCACCATGATTTGTTAATTCTGTTGGTTGAGAATATGCAAAGAAATAAATTTTATATATTCCATCTGGTATAGGAGATAAACCAAATCTATCATTCTTTGGACTTCTAATAATTCTTTGTGGTATGCCATATGTTTGAGCATCACTTTTATCTACTGCTTCTGATATTGCATAATGCTTAGTCCAAAACTCTGTTGTAATTGGATTAAGATTTCTTACTTCAAAAGGTGCTGATTTACCAGACGCACCTTCTTCAGTTAGTGTAACATTTTCATAATCAATAAAACTATAATCAGTATCTACACCTGTAGATGTAGAATTAAATTTGTACCATCTTGTTCCGGCTACTGTATCTACTGCAACATTACCATAATAATCATTTGATGGGTCTCCTACTGCTAAGAAACTCCATTTATCTTCTGCATTACAAATATCAAAATATGCTCTGTTAATAACATCTTTAATATATTTTTGTATTCCTGTTGCAGAATTAAAACTTACACTAGTTAATTCTACTTCATTTAATTCTCTTATAAGAGTATTACATAAATCTAAAAATGTTCTAAACGGAGCTGCCATAATTTATTATACTCTGTTTAATTTTATTTCTGGATATAAATGTTCTCTTCCTTTTGTACCCATTTCACCTTTATCACATTCTCTGCGTAAATCTAATACTCCATATTTTTTTGGGTATAAATCTTTTCCATGGTCTACTGATGCTGCATTATCACCCTTCATCATATGTGGTTGATGACGAGTAAGAACATCTTCATATTTAATTCCGTCTTTAGGTATTCCCATATTGTCCTCTCTATATGTAAATGAATAAAAGGGCGAACTTAATCGCCCCTTTATATAAGTTAGTATTAGTCTATAGTGTAGATTGCTTTTACCAAAGCATCATCTCTAAGAACTTGTCTACCATACACATGAAGACCTCTTACGATATCACCGAAAGTATCGGTATCTCTTAGAGTCTCAATGTTAAGTATTGATTGAGCAGTTGCTGTAGATGAAATATGTCCACCTAAACATTGACCAGTTGCGTTACTAGTTGCCGGTACGTTAGAAGATTTGTACATAGAAAATCCTCTGATTTGACCAGAAGCTACTAGTCCGTTTCTTACACCTCCGTCACCTTGGTTAAAGTCAGATGACATTAGTTTTGAATCGGTATCAGCTAATTCTTCATAGAACTCTGGTTTAGCCACGAACCATCTACCTTCTTCTGGTACAGATGAATCATCTAATAATCTAGCCATTCTAGCCATGATTTTTAGAGGGCTAACTTCAGAACCACCATTACCCATATCGATTGGGTCAGTAGTTGCTAATGAAGCTGCTGCTGAGTTTGAAGTATCTCCACCTAATTGATGGTCTGGAGCAGAAGTTGATACTCCTGCAAACATTGCAGTTAGTACTTCTGAATCCATAGTATCTTTTAGTGTGTATGCTGCACTAGACGCACCTACTGACGCAAAGTTAATGTGAGATAATTTCTCTTCGATATCATCTACAATAAATTTGAATGAGTTAGCTTTGTCAACGACAAGTGTTAACTCTTGGTCAGTTAAGTATTGTTTAGTAGTAGAAGCTGCTCTTGTGTAAGCCGCTACTGTGATTGTTGGTTCTTTGATGATTTTTACAGTATCACCAAATGCAGCAATCTCACCTGCATAGTCGGTGTTAGTTATTGCTTCGATTACAGAAGATTTTCTGAAGAAGTTTTGAATCTTCTTCGAAAAGATTTCTGGTACGAAGAACTCATTAGTCTGACCGGAAGTACTTGCATTAAAGTTATTGTTTGCAGCACCACCGGCATTTTGAAATACAGCCATTGTATTCTCCCTTATTAATTAAAAGTTAATGTGATGACTATATCTTATATAAGTATTTAGTAAGTTGGGTTACCAGAACCTGCGTATTTACGATTGCCCATATCATTTACGACACGACCATCTCGCATAGCATCAGTTATGGAACTCTCATTCTTATCAAATTCAGATTGAGACATAGCCGCTATTTGAGAACGAGTCCAAATTTTTTTCGAACCATATCCGATTTCTTTACTGTTCTTCACTTTTATCATTTCAGAAGCAGAAACTAAATCGCCAGATGTTTCTTTTAATTTTGACTTGCCGGTATCTTGTTTAAAAAGGTCTATTGCTCTTGAAGCCAATTCAGCATTTGAATTGTTTCCGTACACCCATCCTTTTATTTCTTCGGGTTGACTTTCAGCCCAACCATGGAAATCATCTGACTCACGAATTTCTTCCCAGTCTGGATGCATCCTTGCTAGTTTGGCTTCGGCTTTCTCTTTACTAATTTGTTGATTTAATGAACGAAGTGAATTTACTTCTTTCTTTACATCTTCTAGTTCTTGAGAAGTCCTTAAATGAGCTACTGATTCAACAACATCATAAACATCGGGATATTCTTTTTTAAAATTTTGAAGGTCTTCCGTACTTTTAGGAGCTTTATATTTTGGTCTGTTAGACCTAGCTTCTGCTAAAAGTTCTTCTTCCCTTTGTTTAAAAGAATTAACTCGAGTATCATAATGCTTTTTTAAATCATCATATCTCTTTTTGTAGTCAACCTTTTTATAAGGTTGGTCAGCTTGTTCTTCCGGAGTGTCCTCTTGTTCTAATTGTTCTTGTGAGTCCACAACAACTTTAGGAGGGTCTTTCTTAACCGCTATTGTATTTGCATCAGCGAAGGGCTTAGATGCATTTTCATTTTGTTGGTCATAATCAATATAATCTTTTTTCATATTATAAGGATTAGCTTCGTTGCTTTCACTTTTTTGAGAAGTAGCTTTATTTAATAAAGTGTTCTCATTACTTTCAACCATTTTTAATCACCTTTCTTTTATTTAATTGGGGTTTTACGTTATTGTAAAAGTAGCCGATATAGAGTGCCTAGGTGATTACCCGGGTAGCTCTATAGTGGTACGGATAATAATCCGCCTTTAGACATCATGGGTTGGTTCGGTGCAGTTTGATTTGCATCTTGAACTCCCATATCTCTATCATATTCATCTTCTGCTTTTCTCATCATTTTTCTTAATCTGTCTACGCCAATCTGTTTTACGGATTTAGCAGTAAAGACAAACTCTCCATCTGATAACATTGCAGGAATTGAATCTGATGTTCCTGTTCCCGGTCCGTCAACTTCGCCTTCACCGGTAAACTCTTTCATAGACATCTTAGAAATAATATCCATTAATCTTGGATACTCTTCTAGTGCTTGTTCTAAAACTTGTTCTTCATCTGATGTTAGTACAGAAGTATCTATTGTTGCTTCTGTTTCAACATCTTCTCCCGGCATCATTGCTGTTTCCATTTGCATCGAGACATCGGGTTGTAATTCTTCTATTTGCATTGGTTCATCATTTACTTCGCCACCTTCAGCGTAAGCTTGATAACCAACATCTTCTATTCTTCCTAGTCTTGGGTCTCCCCCCATTAAACCACCAGTAGCCGCTTGTGTTACATTTTGTTTATTCATTTTGATTCTGTTTAACATTGGCATACCGATATATGTGGCAATGGTTTCATCGTCAGCTCCATTCTGTTTCATTTTACTGTAAACAGATAAAGCTTTGTTGTATTCTTTTTTATCATCATTTACTACATCACCTTCTTGATACCTAGCTCTTTCGGGTGAGAATAATCTTTTAGGTGTGCCTTCTCTTGCACTTTGCGGTGTACTAACATCATACAATCCCATACGAGGACTAGTCTCCGTTGAAGGAGTAAGAAATGTATTCATTTGATTTTTTAATTTTTCAGTTGCCATACTAAATTATTTCTTTTTACCTTTTTTGTACATCATGCCACCCATGTTCATTTTCTTTTTACCTTTAGCCATACCGCCATACATCATAGCAGCTCTGCCCGGTGACTTAGAACCTTTAGTAACTTGTTTATCCATTTTCATTTTAGATTCTAAAATTTTAATAGGACCGGTATATGAACCGAAACCCGGAATCTTAATTGTCTTTACTTCTATTTTTTTGTAACTTTCTCCTGCCATTGTTTACTCCTTGTATGATTTAAGTGTTTCGGGTAACTTAACTAGCTGCTCCAGTAAAGTCCATTTCCCTTGGTTGCGGAACACCGCCTGTTCCGATTGTCCCATTGCCAACTCCCGAGTTGTCTGGTTCTGGAGTTGTATTAGGTATTCCTTCAGGTGCAGCCATTGGGGACTGCTCACTACCTGTTGGAGCTTGTGTATTTGGTTGTTGTCTAGCATTTTGTAATCCTATTATCTTAGCATATATCTCTGCTTCATTAGGGTCGTTAATGACTGCTTCGGGGTCAAGGTCTAATGTATATGCCAGTTCTTTTATGAGTTCTGGAATCTTTACGAAAGGTGCTATCGCAGGATTCTGTACACTTTGTAAGAACATGGTTAAACGTTGTGACCTAACTTCTTTTTGCATTAAGCTTGAAGTACCTGTTGCTTTTACTTCTAGGTCACCTTCTATATTTAAGTCACCTTCATAGAATTGCATATTCCATTGAAAGTACGCTTCGCCCAAAGGTTTCAACATAAAATCATCTAAGTTTTTGACAACTGTTTTTATATTTAAGTTTGCCGCAGATAATAACATTGACATACCAGAAGCTGTTCTTGTCATACTTTGAACACCTGTTTGTCCATGTGAGTATGATGGTATACCTGTTGACTCATCTGCCAACTGTCTAAACTTATCAAACATCATCATATTCTCTGTTGATGTGTTTGGAAACTTTAATCCATGAATTGCTTGACCCGGCATCCCTGCTTGTCTTCGGAATATTTTACCCGGATATACATCCATGTTTTGTCCTGCAACTAATGCAGACTCATCCACATCAAATACAAGTGAACCCGATAGTGCTAAATTATCAATAGCCATTCTTGCATGACCATTCATAATCTGTTGAGCATCATTCATGTTTTCTGGTACACCAATACCAAAAAAACTATACGGATTCTTTTCGTAAGGAAATGAATTGTATGGTATACGATATGGCTTAAATGGATTAAGGACCATTCGTAAAACTCTATTCTCAGTTACCCAAGCATTAATTTGAAACTCTTGCTCATCATCCATACCTTCTGGTATAGCTATTTGAGAATCTTGTAATGTTTGTTTATCTACTATACCCCAATATTCTAAGACTTCATATCTGTCATATTCATTTTGTGTATAGTCATCTTCTTGACGTATTTGTGTTTCATAACTTCTGTTACGATAGTTAGGACCATCATCTAATGTTGCTAATACTTGTTCTTTATCAAAGAAAGGTCTACTAAGTAAATCTCTTACTTGGTTTCTATTTAGCTTATGACGATGAATAACATATTCACACTCTTCTAAATTCTTTGCGTTAGGGTCTGGATAAAAATCCCAACAACTAACAAATTCTATTCTTGGTACTTTGACATCTTCTGGTTCGTATTGTCGTTGTCCACTTTCATCTTTATTATATTTATGTAATGTTTTGTTAAAAGTAAATGGACCTTTGATAACACCTGTTCCTAAAAGGACAGATTCAAATAATGCATTACGCAATTCTTGTGAACCATTAGATTCGTCAATCTCATCATGGATGAGTTTTTCCATACGTCTTGCTAATTTAGACGCAGGTCTTATCTGAGCCATATCTGGAAGAGGAGCAGGTCCTTTCTCTATGGCATCATCACCTAATTCTTTTTCTAATCCTGCTAATGTTGGTTGTTCACTTAGCGAATTAAATGTTGTTCCCGGCTCTAATGTTTTCCCATCTCCTTCAAAACCAATTGGAGACATTTCCGGTTGAGGGGAATTACCGGGTTGATAATCTAAGTTACCTTCAATAGACGGGGTTGACTGTTGAAGATTGTCTCCCATTTGCTCTTTGAGAGGATTGAGGTGTGCATATTCAGCTACACCTTCTGGTACTTTGGTTTCTTCAACAGAGATGGGAAACTTGTTTGCAGAAAATAGTACATCAACTAATTGTCCATAAGCTGCAAGAACTTTTGTTTTCGTTACCTTAACAAATACTCTTGATTTTTCATGCTCTCTGAAATGAACATTCTTGTAGTATTTTCCACGATAATTATGAAATGCTTCTAACCATCGCTCTTCATCACTACGTCTAGCTCGTTCGGCATCATCGAACTTGTTGTAAACAAAACCTGCTAGTCTTGTTTTCTCAACTTCTTGTTCGACTTGCTCATCTGAGTTTGTATCTGGGTTGTCTGTGTATTCTGCCATATTTTCCTTATTTCTTTATTATACACCTACTTATTAACTTTGTCAAGTAAATTCTTTTGTAAATAGGGTAATAACCATTTATTGTCTCTCATCACTTGTATGAGATAATTTGTAAAACTATTTATTAATCTTTCTTCTTTTGAATCTCCTTGTAAAACGCCACCTTCTCCGCTCTCACCCGAGATATATGCTATCGCATGAAGAAGCTCATGGATAACAGTATTGACTTCATCAAGCTTTGTTAAATCTTCTTGAATATGTATTGCGTTATCTCTTTGTAAATAAATACCATAACAATCTGTTAGACTATCTTTTTTAAAGTCCGGCTTTGATACATTGATTGTTATATCTTGATATCCAACTTTAAGAATTTTTTTATCTATCATTTATCTTTTTTACCGCCATAAACATACTCATTCTTTGATTGTCTAAAGTTATTAGACTTACTTGTATCTACTTCTGTTTCTGGTTGTTTACACCATTCTCTGAATTGGTCTTCTGGACCTCCCATATCATTTAATCTAAATATCTTTGGAGCAACAAATACTTGTTCAATATTCCGTTTTTTCCTGTATTTTAGCATATCATCATATGACATGACACTATCGTATACTTCGTTAGTCTTTTTATTTCTAAATCTATATGTGGGCATTAATATCCAAATGTTGGGTCAGATGGTGTAAATCTTTTTATATCTTGCATTTCTCTATATGCTGATGGTTTCTGCGGTCTTGACATTATTAAATAACGTAAAGCATCATAAGCATGGTCAGAGGATTTAGTATCTACATCTTCTGTTCGGTTAGGGTCAATAGGTATACTTTGTAATTCTCTAATCATATTAACACAAGTAGAGAATATTTGTAGCTTTGGTCTTCCTGTTTGTTTATCTTGTTTAAGATATTCATGTACTTGTATCTTACCTTGTATCCTATTCTTATCTGCCGGTCTTAGCTTATGACCTGCTCGGACCAAGGTCTCGCCCACAGTTGGTCCTCCCACGCCAGTTCTATTCCAAGCAGCACTATCAAGAACTCCTTGAATACTACGATGTTCATCTCGTTCATATTCAAAAAGCATATCGGCTAAGTCTTCGCCTGTTAAACCTTTCTTATAAAGTTCTCGATAAATAATTAATGTATCATCATCTGGGTCTATAGTTGCCCATACACACGCAGATTCTGAAGCATATCCATAATCCAATCCTTTATACCTCATCCAATGTGTAGGTATTCTAAATGGTGGTATGACATGGATTTCTGGATTAAACTCTACAAATGCTGCACCTTCGGCAACATCCCAGTTTCCATCTAGTAATTGTTTTCTTTGTATTGGAGGTAATGACTCCAACATCTTTTCATATCTACCATCACTTGATAGGTATGGGTTATCATCTAATCTTGCAGGAATAAACTTTCTTGATATTCCATCTGGTCCATTAAATGAGGTATTAGGCGGAGCAAGGTCAAGATATCTTTTTCTTACCCAATGTCCTCCGACTCCCCCGGGGTTTGCAGTACACCGAATATAAGTTCTTATTTCTGGGTCTGTTGTTCTTAATCGTGATTGCAGATACTGAAGAGGAAACTCGGTAGGATACTGTGTTAATTCATCAATACCAATCCAACTGTATGCTTGACCTTGATATCGATATACATCGGCATCTCTGTCAAGATATCCAAACTCCAATGTTGCCCCCGAAGGAAACTTCCATAGCTTTTCTACTTCTCGGAACTTAGCTCCGGGAAAAGCTTTTGTGTATAGTTCTCTTGATTTGTCTATTAACTCTCGTAACTCCGGCATACTTCTTCTTAGAAGTAATGCTCTATGGGATGGTCTATGCATAAACCTTAGTGGGTCTACAAGCATAGCATACGATTTACCCCCTCCTGCTGCACCTCCATACAAAACATCTTGTTCTGATGATGCTAAGAAATCTGTCTGCGGTCCTTCATTTGGTTGAAAAACAATGGACTCTTTATTTTCTTCTATAAAGTCTCTAACTTTCTTTGGAGCTTTACTTAGCTCTTCTTCTGTTATGACTGTATTCTTTGTTGTTGACTGTTGTTTCTTTGGGTCAACAGCTAACTCAACTTTACCTAGAACATTCTTTTTCCCTTTTAGGGTAGCTCTAGCTTTTGTTAGTTTCTTTTCAAGCTTTGATAATTCTTTTTCTTTATCTCGTATTTCTTTTCGAGCTTGTAACTTTGCTTTGGTTTCTGCCGATAGATGTCTAGGGGCTTTTGAACCTTTAGGTCTTCCTGCCATCCTATCCTCTTTTATCTAATAAACCTTTTTTTCGTTCCTTGTCTACAATTTTCTTTAATCCTACTGCTGATATTTTACGCCCTGTTGAGTAGGTTAGTTGTTCTGCCGCTCCTCTTAGCGACAGAGAACCATTTATAATGTGTTCTTTTGTTTCCTTTAGAGCTTCTAACTGTTCGTTGATGGGTTCTAGGAAACCTTCCACATTTGATTCTCTGTAGCCAAAAGGAATCGTTGATGTTGTTCTACGCTTTAATGTCACTCTTTAATCCTTCTATTGGAAAGCTTTCAAACTCTACACAGTATGTGTCTAGTTGTACTGATAACTGATACTCCAATGGTTTTGACTTATAGACTTCCATTAAATCGTTTTCGGCTCTTGTACATTCAAATTCTGATGCATATAAAAAACCATTATACTTTACTGATGGTGCATTTGGAAATGATGTTAGCACTAACATAAACCATACTTTAATCATCTTCGCTATATTCTCCTTCTATAACAACCTCTTTTTTATTGGGCAATAGAAAGATACCTCCAGAAACATTATGATTTACATTGATGTTTTCCTTTTTAGCAACACCTACTCTATCTAATAAGGTCTGTGCCGCTTGTAATTTAGCGTTTACTTGTGGTATTGGGTCGTCACTCTCTAAAACCTGTACGAGTTTTTGTGCCGCTTTAGGTGCAGAGTGTGCTAAGATTGTATTTGCACAATCAACTATCTCTTCTCGTAAACTTTTAACAACCGCATAATAGCTTGTATCTTCATACCCGGCTATTTTCAATGCGGCTTTAATATCTCCATTAGCTTCTGTGCTTAACACATCAAGAAACTTCTGTTGTTTGTCTGTTAACTTGCGGTGTTTACCAGAATCTGTTCTTTGTAAAAAACTCATATCCACTATTATACACTCTGGTTAACATTTTGTCAAGTATTTTTTTATCTTGACAAATCTGAAATAGGGTGTATAATTATATATAAGTCCCTCCGGGGGTTTAACACCTATAATCTATGTAATTATATATAGTTCTAACAGGACCGACTCGTGCCTGTATCGCAGCCCCAAACTAGTTAACACTCTAATCTGCTCATTTTGTATGACATTGCTATATATGCGGTGGGTGGGTGCCATGCCACCTGCCTAGCCCTATGACAACTTGTCACATCTCTACAGAAAAAACACCACGCCTTATTATATATTATTTGTCAAGCATCAATATAACATATTTCTTTTAACTTGTCAAGCATAAAAATAAAAAAAAAATAATATTATCTAGTTAACAAATTATTTCACAATGTTACAAGTATATATATTAAAATATTTACTACTATTAAAAATTAAATAATCTAATTAATTCCTGCACTTTTTTAATTTATACACATTTTTTTAAAATAACCTATTGACATTATACTTTCATTATGATATATGGTTTTTATTAACATTTTAAAAAAGGATTTAAAAATGAAATTACAATTATCTTATGACTTTTACAGAAAAGAAAATGAAATTAAACATTTTCAAACCGAGGTCGAATTGAGAAGCTTTATCATTAGATTTCAAAATATTTGCAAGAGATATAACAAAAAGCCATATTTTAAAATTGCAAAAGGTTATATCAAAAACTACCCTTTTAAATTAGAGACTAATTTTTTAACTAATATTCGATATCAAAATTAATTAAATACTATATAAAATTAAAAGCCCCGCCCTAAAAAGTGGGGTTTTTTTACGTCTAAAATAAATTGTGTCTAAATTGTGGCTATATCATAAAAATTTTAATTTGTCAAGGACATAATTTTGACATAATTATATGATAAGCGAATATCTAAAGAGAACAAAACGA